TATAACTTGATGAAGGATCAAGGAGTCCCGTGCGAGGATGATGTGATAAACCCAACTTCTACTGCCGTATTTACTTTTGCAATGAAGGCTCCTCGTGGTACTGTTACTACAGAAGATCTTCGTGCACTTGACCATCTTGATCTGTGGAAAACATATCAAGAACATTACTGTCATCACAAGCCTTCTGTTACCGTCAACTACAAGGACAGTGAATTCCTTGAAGTAGGCAATTGGTTGTGGGAGAACTTTGATATGGCAACAGGTATTGCATTCTTACCGGGTGGTGATAATCATACATATGCTCAGGCACCGTTTGAGCAAATTGATTCTGCAACCTATGCAGCCCACCCAAAGGTCAAGGTTAACTTTAATGATCTCATGAAATATGAGATGGAAGACAACACAGAATCTGCTAAAGAATTTGCTTGCAGTGCAGGTGGTTGTCAGGTAGTATAAATCATGTTCCTCGGTAGCTCAGTTGGTAGAAGCGCGAAACTGTTAATTTCGATGTCGCTGGTTCGAATCCAGCCCGAGGAGTTTCAATTATGGTTATGTTGATTTTCTTATCATTCCTTGGTATAAGTATAGCAAATTGGATCTATGCTGATATATGCTATTCTAAAACATATAATGATAAGCCTTGGACAGTTTATGGCTTATGTATGTTGGCTGCATTCATTAGTACTAATGGTTGGTATTTTTTAATAAGAAATATTAAAACTCCCAAAGAACTTTTAATTACAAATATTATATGGGATGTGGGGGCTACAATATTATGTGTTGTATTCCCCATTATGTTATATAATGTCAAATTTGATATGAAAACAATAATAGGATGTATGATTGCAATCCTTGGATTACTTATTGCAAAAATATAAATCATGGCAAAGAAACAAGTAAAAAAAGTATGTATCTCTTGTAAAAAAAATAAAGTACAGAAACACTTTAGAAAACAAAGAGGTGCGTGTAGAGCATGTGAAGCATATGCTACGAGACTTAGACGATACGATAACCCAATTCGTTCTCTACTAACAGGCGCAAGAACTAGATCAAAGCGTAAAAATATAAAATTTGATATTGAGGAATCTGATATTGTTATTCCAGAGGTATGTCCTGTTTTGGGGATACCGCTTATTCTTTTTGGTCCACCTAATTCACCACATCTACCGTCTATAGATAGAATTGATAACAATAAAGGTTACGAGAAAAACAATATTGCTATTATTTCTTTTAAAGCTAATACTTTAAAATCTAATGCTAGTTTAAACGAATTAAAACAATTAGTCAAATATTGCGAAGATCACACAAACAAATAAATTAACATCCTATAAATAATAGGATGTTTCATACAATTGTTGGTATCGATTATTCAATGAACTCTCCATGTATCTGTATGTTTGATACAAGGAGAACATTCTGTTTTGAAAATTGTCAGTTTTATTTTTTAACAGATGTTAAAAAGTATGCGAATACATTTTTAAATAATATTCATGGTGAACCTTTTTGTGACTATAATTGTGACACAGAAAGATTTGATACGATATCATCATGGGCTTTAAATCTCTGCATAGGTGCAGCCGAAGTTTCCTTAGAAGGTTATGCATATAACTCAACAGGAAGAATCTTTAATCTAGCCGAAAATGTTGGTATATTAAAACACAAACTATACAAGAATGCTATTCCTCTTAGCGTTATAGAACCAAGCCGGGTGAAGAAAATTGCAACCGGTAAAGGTAATGCAGACAAACAAATGATGTTTGATTGTTTTGAAGCAGAAACTAGAGTTGATCTGAAATCTGTATTGTCACAAAAAACACTATCTAATCCTGTTACGGATATTATAGATAGTTTTTATATTGCCAAAATTTTGGCAGCAACCAAACTCAATCAAGAATCTTGACTGTGAATGATTCGACTAAAGGTGCTGGTAGGGATTTCTGAATCTCATAGTTTCCCCAATTCTCCTTCAATACTCCATCTTTTACCAGTTTGGCAAGTGTTGCATCTAGCGTTTTGTCTTTATTGCTAAATGATATGTGTTTTTTGCCATTATCTAATGCTAGTTTGATTGCCATAGCAACGCTTTCCCCATAGGGATAATCGTCAAACTTTTTATTTTTAACATCTGGTAGGATATAGTGAAGAAATCCAGCTATGTCTGCTTTTGGAACGATGGCAGAATGTCTCATAGCACACGACGGAGATCCCATGTTATAAACACTGTGATCTCCCATAACATATTTTTCTATAATAAATCTGCTTCTCATTGCGTAAATATTTATGTTTTATTAATTACCCCTACGCTCAGTAGCCGCATCTAGATTGCGTCTAAAGCGTTTGGGCATTCCAGGCTTCATCTTAGCCATCAATTCGTTCCAAGCTCCCCCAGTGGCTTTATTGGCACTTATAGTTGAATCTACAGCCATAGCCACACTCTCACCAACATAGTTTCTTACTATTTTTTTCTTCTTGCATTTAGGACATGGATTACTCAATGGAACTGTATTATCTTTCATAGATAATATTTCATCAAAGGTATGGTCACACGATTCACAGACAAAAGCATAGATTGGCATTAGTTGGTTCTCATAAAAAATTTAATAGCATCTTCAAATATAAAATTACGTTTAGGTTCTTTAGGTGTAGTTTCCAAAATCATATTTGCTTCTTTTGGTAACTTACTACCTTTATAAAGATTACATTCGCGACAACATGCTACCATATTCACCCAAGTACTTCCTCCACCTTTGTGGCGTGGAATGATATGATCTACTGTAGCAGATTTATCTGTTAGTTCAATATGACAGTATTGACATACATATTTATCACGTTTGAGAATATTCTTTTTACTTGGAAAACATTTTTTATTTGGTGTTTTCACATAGTACTTTAAAATCAAAATTCTTGGGATTTTTATTGTTTCTCTTGAAGAAACAAATTTTAAGATTGATGTATGATTTTCCTCGTAATAGACTTTGTTCTTTCTCATCAAAGATAAAGCTCTGCGCATCGAAATAATATTCAATGGGGATTGATCGTAATTCAGAAGAAGTACGGAAGTTTCAAGCATCTTGGTTGTCAATGGCAAAAAACATGACACTATGCTTTTCTTGTGTTTGACAACAATATTTTTTATGTTTATACCCATAACTACCTAAAATATGTTCACTGGCTGGGTTTGAGCTAATCCACGGTACTTTGGGGGAATTGATCATTCATTATTATTTATAGAATCCTAAATAATTTAAGTATGAATCCTGTCATTTTAGCCCATTTGAATAATCTATGTCTTAAAGCTACCCAAAATACAACAGGTATTAATACCTACTATAAACCTGTTTCTCCCTTTTGTACCAACAAAGTACAGAAAATAAACGAAGAAACTACTCTAAACACCTCTGAATCATTCCCGGAATCAATATTTAAAATTTATGAAAAATTTCAACCAACTCGTAAATGAATCCTCTGGCTTAAAGCTAACAAGAGATTATAGCAGGTTTTTGTTGGAACAACAAGCTTTTGTTGCTCAGAAAACATGTGCTATACTTTTTGGTGAAGAAACCGATTATGATGGCTCCGATGATACATCGAATGATCCTCCATTTAATTCACATCTAAGTGGACAGTTCTATGCCCATATTAATGTGGATGGTGCTAGAAAAGTTCGTGTCTTTAATAGTGCACAAGAAGCTGCATTAGCAATTCAAAAATATCCTGGTTCTATGATTTATAATTTTAAAGGAGATGAAGTCGATCCGAACCAAGTTAAAGTTACAGAATCTGTTCAAAGATTTAATATTTTTGAGGATGAAGCATCTGATTATACAAAAAGTGAATTAAAGAAAAGAGCACCAGAAGATGAAGGTGGAATTTGGAACTCTCTTGCTAGAGCCATAAGATCAAAAGAAAAAGGTGCAGCCGTTGCTATGGCAAACAATAATAGTTTCATAGCCCGTAATTTACAGAATGTACAAAATGCATTAATAGGTATGGGAGCTTTTGGTGCTGATCGTACACCAGAACAAACCATGCAAGAAAGAGATGCTGAAGTTAAAAAATTACGTGATAAATTAGATGCATATGAAATGGAACAACGTGGTAAAGGCTTTAGAAAAGTAGAAGAGATTCCATTATCAGATGAAGAGACAAAAGATGTTCAAACTTTTATAAAACAAAGAAAAGAACAACAAGACGGTGTAGGTCCAATGATGCCAGGTGTAGCAGAAAGAATTGTTGGATTACCGAGAGAACAGCTAAAAGCATATCAAGATTTTTATAAAACTGCAACGGCATATCAAGGAAAAGCTTTACAAGATTATTATGATCAGAATCCAGACAAATATTCTACACACGAACCATATATGGACACCAAAACTGCTGTAGCTTTGAAGCCTATATCAAGAAGCGAAGATGAGGGATCATCTATGCCCGGTCGATTAAAAGGTACATCATTTGATTCTGCTGCGAAACTAGTTGCGGGATTACCAGAAACTGCAGCTATGGTTGCAGCAGGCATTGTTGCCCCAGAACTAGTTGGTGCTTTAGTTGGTGGAGCAGGAAGAATTGTTCCAACCATAGCCAGAGTATCATCCGGTGCCGCAGCAAAAGCAGCAACAGCACAGGCTATTAATACAGCAGTAGGTATTGCAGGAGTAGATAAATTAGCAAACGCAAAAGATGTAGTTCAAGGTGCAGAAGGTGCCGTGATGGCTGCAACTATTGCTGATCCAATTCTTAGATTAATACGAGAACCAATACCAGGTAGACCAACTAGTAGATATGAATATCAAGCAAAAGAAAGAAAAGAAGCAAAGTACAGAGAAAATGAAAAAATTGAAAGAGAAATGAGAACGGGGAGAGTTAATCCCGAACAGACTTCTTCTACTCCAAGTTTTTCTGATGTAGTAGACGGACTAAAAGGAACAGTAAAAAAAGCTGGAACAGAGTTAGTAAATTGGATGAAACCAGGAACTTCTGTTCAACCTAGAGCATCAACACCAAAACGAACATATAGTCAAGTTTTGGCTGATACTAAGTATGCAACCCGACAAGCAGCAAAAGATATTTCTACTGGAGTGAAAGAAACAGGAGCAGCAAAAACTGCAGCACAATTAGCTGCTGTCACTGCACAAGCTGTACCAGCTGTTGTACCAGACATATCAACTCCACCTGCTATTAGAGCATCAGCACCGGATGTTTGGAAACCAACACGTAATATGGATCTAATGGTTTCGGAGCCAGCTAAAGCACCTAGATCAAACGCAAATCCCGAACCAGTTAGTGTTACACCCAAAGGAGAAGTAATTAAAGTTACTCCAACTCCAGAACCTGTTGATCGTAAGTCTATTGATGCTTTTGTAAAGTCTTTACTTCCTTCAGCAGCTAATAGAACGACATCAACACAACCCACTACTAACGTACCACCACCAACAGCATCGCCTTCAACACCAAGCGATACACCCACAACTCAGGTACCATCTGCTGTAACTGATACAACGACAGCACCAACAACAGTTCCAGCACCAGCAACCTCAACAACAACAGCACCATCTACATCAACAGTACCTGTAACTGCACCAACAGTTGCTCCAACAATTGCACCAACAGTAACTCCAGACATAGCTCCAGTAACTGATCCTATAGTAAATAAGATTGTCAACACTCTTATAGCAGCAGCAGCTATCGGAGGTGGTTCCAAATTACTTCCTGGCAAGAAGGGTGGCGGTGGAGGCGGCGGAGGTGGCGGTGCAGGTGGGCGTATCGGTGGTGACCCAGCAGAACGCGAAGAACTTAAACGCCAAAAGCAAGAAACGGATGCTCAAGCAAAAAATTGGGATCTTATGATGAAAAATATTTGGGGAAAGAATGTAGAAACCTTGACTAAATAAGTTGTAATGTTACGTGTGTTTTGCTATAATAGAGATACAAGTGTTACCTGTTAAAAAATTTATACATAATCGTTTAGATATTAATGGTAGTCTTCAGGAAGAAACAACTCGAACTGGTCGCTCTTATAGCACACCAGAAGGGGTATTTCCATCTGTGACTACTGTTGTTGGTTTTGAAAAACAAAAGTTTTTTGCTAAATGGCGAGCAAATAATGCAACTGAAAGTGTGCGTGTAACTACACGAGGAACAGATTTTCATGGTATTATTGAAGACTACATGAATAATAAAGAGATTGACTTTGATAAAATAATGCCTAATATGGTAGATATTTTTATTAAAATTCAACCTTTGTTACACAGAATTGATAATATAAGATTACTTGAAGCTCCTCTCTGGTCATCTTTACTGGGTTTAGCCGGAAGAACAGATTGTATTGCTGATTTTGATGGTGAGTTATCTATTATCGATTTTAAAGCAAGCACCAAAACCAAAAGATCACAAGACATTGAAAATTACTTTCTACAAGCAACAGCCTATGCTATGATGCTACAAGAAAGAACCTCAATTAAAGTAAATAAATTTTCTATTTTAATTGCGTGTGAAAATGGAAGTAGTCAAGTCTTTGAAGGCAAACCGATTACTTATGTTAAAAAATTAAAAGAAATTATAGATCGATATAAGGAACATCAATATGTACAGAACCAGAATAGTTGAGATAGAAGAACGGGTCAATAAAAAGAACACCAAACTTTGGTTCATGATGAATGAAAATTCTCGTGCACCTTTACATAGACAACAATTCGTTACTGAAAATGGTGGACTATTCTACCAAAATGACAGAGGCGATTGGATGTGGAAAAATGACTTTATCGTCAAGAATGGTTACTGGCTACGTAAACGTGAAACTGGTAAAGAAGTCTTTTTTGAAAATATGAGTGAATTTTGCCGGTTACATGACTTGTCTATAGTTAAGATATGTGAGGTCATGAATGGCAAGCGTAAGAGTTATAAGGACTGGGAAGCAGTAGAAGTTCGTCCTGTAAAAGACGGTCCAGGGGGCAAAAAGAACGTCGGAGAAAACCCAGAAAACCGCCCTAAATTTGAAACAGTTACACAAACTGCGATCTTTAAAAACTGGAAAACCAATGAAATTGTATTGGTAACTAACATTCCCCAGTTTGCTGCTAAAATCAACGGTCAAGAGAAAGAACTATACCAAGTAGCCCGAGGACAGAAAAAATTCTATAAAGAATGGACATTGGCTACCTCGACTACGCCACCTACATGTATGCTTCCTAAAAAAGCTCCCAAGAAGGAATCCTAAATATTATGACAAATGGATTTCAAACATAAATTATTAAAATACATTGCTGAAGCCACTGGACCTGCTAATCCTAAAACAGGACAGAGCATTCGCAAAGAAACTAAAATGAGTAGTTCGGGCTCCAGCAAAGCCCGTGACGCCGCACGCAAAAGAGCTGAACGGCAGAATGCACCGAAAAAGGAACAACTTCCTTCTGCTGAATTAATTAAGCAGATTATTGCTGTCAAAACCACTGATGGTAAAACAGAACTAATTTATAAAGATTCGTTTAATAATGGTTACCACGAAGTTCTGAATCCAGAAAAAGATTTATCAATCGAAGATGCCAAGGGACTTACTAAAGATCCGGCATTCACCCAAACACAAGCTTCACAACAATTATTTGGTGACCTTACTAAAAAGGCAGAATCCAAAGAAAGAAAACGTGCAGCGTCTGAAACTAGTGGTAAAGCTGACGGTGAACAAGACGCTGAAGATTTAGGTCCAGAAGTAGAAAAGAAGAAATTCATTAAACCCAAGAAAATGGGTATGCAAGATTTATTGGCAAGCATGGGTACAATGGATGGTACTCAACTTGGGTCAATTCCATTTGATTTGCGTCAAGAATTTTTTATGCAGAATCGTGATCCAATGGCAGCAAAGGATTTTGATGCATTAACATATGAGTCTGTTGCAACTAAATTTGGTATCAGTGAAGTAGATATCCCATATAATGAGCAAGTTAAAAATGCTCTTATTATGGTTGCTCGCTTAAAAGCTGGAGCATCAGATTCTGAATTAACCTTTGTAACTAATCTTAAAAATGGATCATTCACTCAATTTGGTAGAGAGGCATTTGAACAAGCAAAGAAAATTCTTTCTAAGGTTGGTGATGAATGCATTCAAATGATGGTATCAGCATCAGAAGCTGGTCTTGCTGGTATTTCTGCTGAAGGTAAAACAGATTTTAAATGCGGTAATGTTAAATTTGCTGTGAATTCACAGGGTGAAATTTCTCTATCCAGTGGTGATATGACACAACTAGGAAAAGGAATAAAGAAAACCATTCAGCGTAGTTTGATTCAAACCATGCAAGACGCTAGTCTTGCCGCTAAAGACCCAATCTATAATACAGCGATCAACCAAGTTAATGATATTATGGCTAGTTCTGCTACTGCTTTGATGAGTGATGAATCATTTGCACAAGCAACTAAAGATCCTTCTGTTCTAGCATTCATGCAATCAGAACCAGTGATGAGTCCAACTGGTGAAAATCTTGGACCAATGGCTTTTCCAACCGGAGAAATCAATCCTGCGATTTCCTTCAAGCAATTTGAAGATAACATGACTCGCACTGTAGATAAATTTATTGCACAAGAAAAAAATAATAAAGCACCTTTTATGCAATCATTGATAAAAAATACTATTATGAATCACTTGCGTGGTGATGGTTCTGTTGATCCAGAATCAGCCCCATCACATTTGGTAACTAATAATGGTATATTCCCAATGAGTGATGATTACTTTGCAAAGATTGCTGCAAATAGTGATATTACCATAGAAAAAACTAATAAATCATATTTTAATAAATCAAGTGAAATCAATAAGTATAGTGTTGTAGTTGAACAGGCTGAAGTATTAGATCCATATCAACAAATTAGAGACATGATTGCTGGTATGTTAGTTCCTACTGGAAATTCGCCAATCGAAGTATTATCTAATACTTTAAACAAAAATTATAACTTTGATATGAATGTTAGTTTGTTGCCTGGTATCAAACCAAATGAAATTCATGGCGTAGAATACAATCTTTTAAGTGTTCACGGTAAACGATACAAAATTCCTGTACTAAGAGATCAGGAACTGGTTGCAGCTAGCTTCGAAGAAAGCTATGTTGCAGCTAATAGTATTTTGCTTGAGAGTTTAACAAATGATGATGTTATTCGTGCTCTATATGAAACGAACCTAATCAGTTATGATGATGCAGAATGTATTGTATATTCTCGTTATAATGACATGACAGTAGCACAACCAGTATTAGTTCCCATTTTACAAAGACTTGCTGAAAGTATTCATAGAGATCCATCTCTCATTCAAATTTGTAAAACTAATTTGATTGAAGCAAAGGAACGTGATAGAGATTATAAGCGCGAATATAAATTGTTTCACAGTAAACCCTCACAGATTAAAAATCGAACTGCCCGTACAACTGCTCGCAGAAGAGCGATTAAAAAAGGTAAAGTCCGTATCGGTGATAATAAAGATATAGATCACAAGAAGCCATTACGTAATGGTGGAAGCAATAAAGAGAGTAATCTACGTGTTAGAGATCGAAGCGCAAATCGATCCGATAATGGTAAATATAAAGGACAGGCTCCAGATAAGCCACGCACAGACAAATGAATTTTAAACGTGCTTTAAAAGAATTAATTTTAGAGAAAGTCTTTAGTTCTGTTGATACAAACAAACTCAAAGACCGTTATGACGTAAATGGTAAAAAACTTGGAAAATGCAGCGAAGGAAAACCAGGATCAGCATTTAATGTTTGTATTGATAAAGAAAAAGCAGAATCACTTGGTAAAAAAGGTATTGCTAAATTTGTAAAAAGAAAACAATTAGCAACCAAGAAAACAAAGACTGATAAGAAATCCAAAGTAGAAGAATCATTTACACCAGATATCTTTGTTGTAGAAAATTTTGGTGGAACTAAAATTGGTTATCCAACTGTAACTCCAGCAGATGCAGAAGCATATGATATTTTTATTACCAAAAATGGACAGCTCTTTGAAGTAAATGACATCAATGATAATGATGGTATCATTACAATGGATATCAAATATCATAATGGAATCAATGAAGGTTATGATGACTGCATTGAAATTAAAATGAATGAAGAATTTGGATTAGTTGGCGAAGGTAGATCTAATTTTATTAATGAGTATGGTGAACTAGAAGAAGCTTCCCAGATGGCTGGTAAAAAAGTTAAGCTCAATAAAATTATGCGTGGTGATGTAAAGAAATACAAAGTTTACACCAAGAATGATAAAGGTAATGTTGTTAAAGTAAACTTTGGTGATCCCAATATGGAGATTAAACGAGATGATCCTGCACGACGAAAGAATTTTCGTGCCAGACATAACTGTGAAGATCCAGGACCAAAATGGAAAGCCAACTATTGGGCTTGTAAAACTTGGAGTACAAAATCAGTATCATCTATGTTAAAAGAAGAAACAGACTCAACCATTACCAAAGAGTATAAAAATAAAAAAGGTAAATGGAATAAAGTAGCTGAAAACTTTATGAATAGCATATCTACCAATAATTTATTAACTGAGTCGATAGCCATTAAACAGATAGAAAATACACTAGATGTTAATAAAATTGGGGTAAATCAGTCAATCGCTTATCTGAAGCAGTTTTTCTGCAAATAAATAGAATAGGAATCAAATGAAATTTAAAGACCTTCGCAAAAAAATACAAAAACTCGTAGAATACTCAGGTGAAAGTTCAGAAGGCGGAAGCATACAGGGAGGCGACCCACGCGGTGGACGTGTCTCTGCGTTGTCTGACTTCGGTACTCACCGTATTGAGCACGAAGCGATGCTTGACCGCATTAATGCATTCTTACACGCATATAGCGGTAAAGAGTTCCTAGACCCAGATGGTGCAATTAATATCATCAAAACCAAACTTAATATTATTGGCTTTGATTTTAAACCAATGAAACTCGCACCTGGAATGAACATTGTAAAGTTATACCAATACGGTGCTCCTGGTATGGGTGTCTTTGGTGTATCAAAAGACTTAAAGTGGGATGGAACAAAAGATAGTTTCAGTGCCACATCCGGTATCGATCCAGATTTTGACTACAACCTAGTAATCAACGTCACCAAAACCCCAAGCTATCTTATCAAATTTGATATGAAAGTTGTACGTGGAGGCGAAGAAGTTGACTGCGGTTGCGAAAATTAAAGTAAAAATCAAAGTGATCAATGACGAAGATGATGATGCTTTCTTAATTTTTGCCAAGAAACATTATTTTAATCCACATTGTACCTCAAACAGTGAATTCTTTGAAGATCTCAAAAGAATAAAATATGTGAAGCGATTGTTATTTCGCTTTCATAAAGCACGAAGTTTGAAGTCCATTAAGGAACGTCTTATCATTAATCACTTAATTGTTTTGAGAAATGTTTTTGGTGATCAACCAGCTGCCGAGATGTTATTTCTGAAGCATGAAACTAAATTTCATAGTTACCTAAAAAGTTTTTTAGTATTCTTAAATTTTAAACTAACACCTATTGTAAATGTCGATTATCCACAGTTATCATGTGATCCAAGAATTGATAGAAAATTATCACTAATCACGGAAAAACAATGAATCCATTAAATCTTATAATCCAACCATCAACAGTATACCATTTTGCTGAATTATTGAATAAACCATTCAATCAATACTCTGCATACACTTCAGGTCTTATTGATAACAATGGTCAGATTACTAAGAAGAATGGTAGCATGGACGGTCTAGAGTACATTGCTATTCGAGTTAAATCTTTTCTCAAAGACCTTATGCCAGGTTCTACAAAATTCTTTTTACAGAGTTTATCGGGAACCTTGAAGTTGTTTAACGAAGAGTTAAACCAAATGGGTATTGATAGAGATTCTGCAAATATGGTTTTGGAATGCTACCTTTTAGGTATCACAGAAGGTAAAGTCAGTTACCTGGATTACTTATTAGAAGAAGCTCAAGTAAGATATATCACTGAAGAGATGAGTGCAGGTGCTGCAGGTGGTATGGGCTCTCCTGCACATACGGATCTGCAAGGTGGTATTGGTGGGATTGATCGCCCTATGGGATTAATGTTCAGACGGAAGAAAAAACGACGTAATAAATCTTCTGAGATTGTTGAAGCTAATATGGAAGCCCCACAACAAAAGGCCAACCCTTATCTTCCGATTCAGGTTGACCCTTTGTATTATGATGAACTAACTAGATCTCTTGCACCGGGTGGTGAACTTGATTTTGATCAAATTACTACACCAGAATTACAAAAATACTTAAAACGTCTTGGTGAGAGATCAAAGAGCAAAACTGTATATGTGGTTGGTAATAATACACAACCACCTATGCAACTAAATCTCAATCGCTCAAGAAAGTCTTCGAAGAAATCCTCGTAGACTCTTGGTAAAGTGGATGACCAGATAGATACGATTGAGTACTTAAATTACTCTTCTCTTTCTCTATAATATCTTTGTGGCAATCATTATACCCTTGTTGGTATTCTTCCTGAAGACTTTTGAGTTCATTTGGGAGTGTTCGAATCCCACGACCAGTGATACGATCATCCCAACCCTCACGATATAACTTTCCTGGAATGTAATCTATCATTGTGTGTTTCTTTCTTTCATTGAAGCTAAAATCTTATCAATAGTAGATACATACTCTGGATAGTTATTCATCTTAAAGAAACCACGCATCTCTAAAAGATGCTCATAATCCTTTTCAAATATCACTACCATTCCACCTGGAACTGCTCCAGAGTCTTGTAATTTATCTTGAAAATCTTCAACCATCTTATGCCAATCTTGCTTTGATATATTAGACTTGTGTCTCTTCATAAATTCATCAAACTGATCATTTGTATTCATATCTACATCCTTTAAGTATTGTTTAATTCTATTAATGTGCTTATATTTTTTATTGTTGTTATGTTCATCCCATGGAGACATATCATGATTGTGCTTTGACATTTTTATCTTTCTGTGTAAGATCGAAGAAATTCTCGTATATTACAGTACCATCAGATGTGGTAGCAGAAAGATATCGAATATGTTGATTGAGAGCTTCTTTAAGAGTTAATGGGTGATTAACACCAAAAGAAAAGTTCTTAATCCATGCAGGGCAACCACCCAATGTTATACGAACTTCGGTACCATCAAGTGAGTTACCATAAAAATCAAAACTAGAATTATCACCATCATAATAGGTAAAGAAACATTCAATGTTTTGATACTTGGCTTTTAATGAATCCAAATCAATGGATTTAAACGATTTCTTCATAGTCTGGCTTTCTGTACGACAACTGGAAGTTTGCCTTCACCAAGAAGAACCTTCAATGTTGACTTTTTAGCATCCATCATACTTACTATACGATTGCGACGTAAACGTTCTTTACGATTTTTGTGCTTTTTACTAGTAAGCCTTTGTTTCGAATTAGGCATATAAATCCTTTATATAAAACTTTTTAAAAACTAACAACTCTGTCTATTATTTATCTTGTGTAGCAAGCTTACATTCCAAATCAACAAGACGATCTAATAGTTCAGATAATGTATCGCTATCAAAAGATTGTAATTTTTCTTCAAGTGATACAATTTTATTTTCAAGACTTTGAATTTTAGTAGTAAATTCTTTGCATTTATCGTGAAAATATTGTACAGCATGTGTATTATACGGGTCTTTACTTATACTTTTTGTATAATAATTTTCATGCTTGTATTGGTCAGAAGTTTTGGGCATATATGAATTTGTCATTATCTTCTTTACGATTTCTTTGGCATCTGTCTCTTCGATTACCAAATCATCTATTGTAAGGTTAGTCTCGTTCATATGTTATATTATACACGATATAGTATAGGTGTCAATAACAAAGCCCTGCTTTCACAGGGCTTTGGGTCGATTCAGATGCGGGAGACCAGACCCCACTGCTTTAAGCAGCCATTGCTAATTGGTTAGCAATCATGGTTTGCAACTGTTTATTTACGTTTCTTGTTACCCGAAACGGACATCTCCTTCTTCACTACTACTTGCCAATCGATACCTTAACGGGCCCTTAAGAAATGCCCCACTGCGGCGAGGACTTGGTTCGGCTTATCAGAAGTCGCAGAACATTCTGAATACACCTAATGGACCCGAGGGGAGTCGAACCCCTGTGTTGTGCAACTCTCGTTCCGATATCAACAATGTCAATGCAAGAGGAGGGATTCGAACCTTCGTAGAAATGAATCAGCAGATTTACAGTCTGCCCTCGTTGACCGCTTGAGTACTCTTGCTTAATTATTTAACAGTAATTTTAACTATGGCGTAATTCTTTTTATCTGATTCAACAAACATCAAAGAATCAATAATTCTATTGTCGGGAATAGATGCTTCTCTTGCCGACATACCAACTTCAATGTATGGTCCACCTTCAAAGTCAACCATACTGTTATCAGTAGTTCCTCGTGTAAACAAAGTTTCACCTTCAATCAGATAAGTGTAACTATTCACCTTTCGGATTATTCTTTCGACGTGATAACGGCTTATGCTTCTTGCTATTACTGGATTTTCTTTTTGTGGCTTTATCATCTTTTTTAAAAATTTCATCCCAATTTTTACACCAGGATGCATAATTCACATGTCGATATGAATCGCCTTTACCTGCACCATGGGTTCCTTCCATGGTGTATATTATACCATATCAATAGAGAAAATCAATTCATTTCCCATACACTTGGTGTATTAGTACCAGTCCAACTTTTGACGTATAATGGAATAAATTCAGATGACCCCGTACCAACTGCATAAGTTACACCAACCGTTGAGCCATTGGGATCTATGCAGGATAATGATAATGTTGAAGCTGACCCTGTAGTTACCAAAATTCCTTTATTCATAGGACTAATGGCACCTGATGCTAAAACTTTTGCTCTTTTGTAATGAATCATATTTTTTCTCCACTAATATTTAGCTATTATAAATAACTTCATGGATCCATTCATTAAACAATACCAAGATCAAATTAACGAACTCAACGAACAAAATTTAGAGCTTGCAGAAGCTCTTGAAATTTACGATCAAATTTTGGAATACATGGACCCCGTGTCTGATGCGATGTTAATCAACGAGGCGAATGACGAGAAACATAAATTTAAAGCCAAATCTAAGAAAAATGCTAAGATGGAAGAGGCTTTAAAGGATAAGAAAAAGAATCCTGTTGATTCAGACAAACTCGAAAAGGCATCTAATAAGAGTGGCAAAGTTGGTCGCAGAGCCAAACTCGCCCAGATGCTGAAGAACTTCTCTAAGAACAAAAAGTAATATAACAACAAGGCCCCGTAAGGGGCCTTGAGTGTTTAAGAGACGTTGGCGATTGCTCGGTTTATAGCCGAAGCAACTTTAGACAACTCTTCTTTAGATCCAGTAATAAAAACAACGTTCTTTCCTTCACCTTCAATAACCAAGTCAAACATGGTTTTATTGTCGTATGAAGGTTTTACTGAAACAATAAAAAGTTCTTCTGTGGTGTGAATTGCGCTGCAAGTAGTAATAGTATTAGCCATTGGGAATTTTCCTAGAGTCAAGAAACATAACAAAGTAAAACCGAACGATAAACGAAAGTTTATTAAATTTATTTTTTATTGTTTTTATCATTATGCGTAAGCCATGCTTGTGACTCCCAAAATTTTTCAAGAGGGAGTTGTTTGTCATTTGGGCTATTATGCCATATACATCGCATTACACCACCTACTTCATGTAACACTGAAGCACACCAATCATCACAGTACCCATATTTCTTGATCTGAACATGTAAATTGTGTTTAGAAACTTCAGTTTTAAAAGTTTCATATATTGGCGGAATTGTCTTTTTTCTTGCCATAATGCATATTATAACAGAATTCTTCTATGTGTCAATACACTAAATAATCATAAAGAGGACCACTTCATGGACAATGTTGCAAAATATTATAAAGAGCTATCTGAGAACCTTTTAAACGAAAGAGATCATTTGCTTAGAGTGTTAAATGAGGTAGCTCCAGCTCCTAAAAAATCACAGTCTCGCTTAGTTGATGGTGTTTGGGTTGACGATAATGGTAACCCAGTTCAGGGTGCACCAGGTGCTCCGATTCCTCTTTCGCCACCAGATTTGTTGACTCCAAATGGTCCTGCACCGATTCAACCACAACAACCGCCTCTGACCCCACCTCCTGGAATCGCTTTACCTGGTTCAAATGAAGTTCCTGGTTTAATTGGTCTAAGTGAACCTGGTTCACCTGGTGTAGCTCCAATACCACAAGATCCAAGAGACCCAAACTTTGTTCCACAGAATCCTGGGTTACCACAACAACCATATACTCCACCACCACCACCACCAGAAGAAGACCGTAGTGCAGACTCTAGAGAAAATAATAGAGGCAAAGCACCCATGGCTCCAAATACGGAAAAAGGTGATTATGAATCTGCAAGACGAGCTTATTACGCAAAAAGAAATCAACAAACAAGAGATGAAGCAGAAGAAAATCTTGCACGAATGGGTGCACTTAACCCAAGCTCAAGCGCATCAACAAATGCAGCTAGAGCTGTAAGTCAATTACGTTCTCAGAGAGCAATGAAGAAAGGTAATGATAAATTTTCACAATCTGACATTGACAGAATGGTAAAAAGCGATTCGAAAGAACGCTTTATGAGCCAAGCCGATAAAGATGCACGAAAAGCCAGAGATGCATCAGCTGTTGCTGGATTAGAAAAAGCTGGTTACGAAAAGATGGGTTATACTCAAAATGCAAGAGGTCAATATGTTGATGCACAAGGAAGGCCTGCTTCACTTGCTACAACAATTGACCGATTAGGACCAGATACAATAATTCAAGGAACGAGTATGACTCGTGGTGAGTTTGAAAGACAAACTGGTCGTAAGTATGATGCAACAAATAGAGAAGACAGTGCTTTAGTAAGTAGACTAGCAGGGGCTGGAAGATATGGTTCAGAAGCAGCAAGACAGGGAGCTCTTAGCTCTGATGCGATGAACCAAGGATACCAAAAACAAAACGATGAAATGGCTAAAGAGACCGGAAGGCTTGATCGTCAAGTTGATGCATCACAAAGAGAATTAGATCGTTTTAGAAATGATCCAAAATATCGTGAAAGTCAAAGAAATTTGGATTCAAATGGAAGACAAATTGTAACTCCTGGATTTATAAACAATATTGCACAACAAACTGCAGCTGATCTAAGAGATCGTACAGATGTTCCAGTTGATGTAAATAATGACCGTGGTTCCATAGAAGATAGAGGTCCCAAGACAAGAGGTGGTCAAGTTACAAATGCTGCGGCAAATATGACAACACAACCAGCAAAACCAACTCCAGCTGGAGCAAATAGTGCTGTTGGTCAACCACAGTTACAAACAAGACAACAAGCACCACCACCAGCATCAGTTCCAACATCTGTTGGACCACCATCAAGCACTACAGGTGCTCGAAATACAACTCCAGCGATGCAACCTACCACAAGCCCTGTAAGTGGTAATCCTAACCCCGTGAAACCTATTGTTGCTCCTGCACGTAATGCAACAATTCCACAACAGAATGCTACACCAGCCAGACCTCTTGCTCCGGCTGCACCACCAGTCGCGGTTGGGTCATCTGTAACAGCAAAAGCAGCAACAATGACTATTAAACCACAATTGGCTAGTGCTGGTGCCCCAATTGATCCACAACAAACAGGTGGACCGACTGCACAAAACAGAGGAATTCCAATTCCATCAGCCAATCCAATGGCTGATGCACAGGCTGGACCTTTGGGTGCACCATTGAAGAAGAAACTAGTAGCCACTGCTGGCAGAACTCCTAACATAAGAGCATAATGAGTAAATATTTAAAATATTTTATAGAAGCAGCTGCTCCAATTATAGGAAAGCCAGTAGGAGAAACAACGGATAAAGCTTTCGTACCTGGTCTTGGTGGATCATCAGTTTTTACAGACATCGTTGTTCGAAATCCAGCAGGAAAGGGTACTTCACCAACAACAACAGTAGTAAAAAAACCTACCTTCGGTTTGGGTTTTGATCTTACACCATCTCTTGCTGCACAAGTTATGAATGTTATGCGTGTTCACGGTGGCAAAGAAGCTAAAACCAGACTAGGGTTAAATGGTGACAATAATGATACAGAAAACAACTATGATGAATTTGCTACATGGCAAGATGTCAATCAGGCTGTAGGGAACTATGTAAGATCACGAGTAAATACTGACTTAAAACCCTATAAATTAGGGGCAGTTCCACTAAATCCAGTATCTCAATATGATGGTTTAAACACAACAAAAATGGGACTTATTGCTACAAAACGAACCAAAGCAAAAGTAAAAATTAATCCTGCTAAATACTAATACTAAAGTACTATAGACTTTACACAAAGGAAAAAATAATGAATTATATGACACAATATTACAAAAATCGTTGCAACCAACTGCAAGAACAAATTTCGCAAATCAATTACAGCCTTCACCATATAGCTGAAGCCTCAAGCGCAATGGCTGCTAATCGCCCATCAGAGTCTGGTGGATTTGGTGGTAGTTTTGACAATACGGCCACAACTTCCCAGAATACTGGTGGATTTGATGGAGGATATTTTGGTCAGCTTTTAGGTAGTAATCCTGCAGCAGCTTATGCCTATGCAGCAAGCTTCCAAAATGGTGGAGCTCAAGCTTCAGGTGGTAATGGCGTAGGTGCAGCTGCTCAAAGAATTATGGCTGGTCAAGGTCCGACTGTTAATAATACCATTGCACGTGGTGCTTTCGGCGTTAGTGACTCGGGTCCATTGGGTGGTGCAGGTGGTGGCGCTTCCACATACAGTGGTGCAATGCTTGGACAAATTCTTGGTAGTCAAGGTGCAGCCGCAGCTCAACAATATCTAAACCAATTTACCGGAGGCCAAAATGGTCCTCAAGTTAGTGGACCAGCAATGCTTCAAGGTAGAAAAAAGCGATATTGATCACAAAACCAATTTAGTTTTACTTTTGAAGAGCTCATCAAAAATCTTGGTGAGCTCTTCTCTTTTTTTGCAACATTGGTTATACTCTTTTAAAGTTTCTTTTCCATCAGTCTCAAGTCTACCAAGTTTATACATGACAGATCCAAATTCGTAAATTTGTTCTTCAAGTTCTTTGTTTGACATCATATGTGTATTATACTCTAGAATTACCTTTAATCCAACGGAATAAATAGATATATGAGAGAACATGTTAATAAGAATTTTATCTCCAGTATAACTGGTAAACACCTATTAAAAGAAACAGATAAAAGATCAGTTCTTAAAAAAGAAAAAGAAGCTGCTGAAATTTTACGTCTACAACAAGTAAAACTTCAAGAGGAGTCCAATAAACAACGATTCATAGCAGCTCACTATGAAAAATTAAGAACTCCTTATGTTCCTGTATTAAATAAAGAATTTGCAAAATCTTTGAATGAATCTTTGACTAGACATTTTTCTAGATTACCTAAGCATTTACATGAACAGGTAGCTACCCCATCTGATTGGGTTCCCCACAATACTCCAGTTGGACTATTTTATGTAAATCAAATTACTGGTGAGTGGATGAATTCTTTTGGTCATGTAGCACTTAGTTTAGAAGATTTATTACATGCTACTGGTGAAGACATGCACTCTGATGTAAGCCAAAGATTATTAACTGTTCAAACAATTGAAGATCCAATACTTCCTGCAGCAACAAGCATTCTTGACTATGAAGTTTGGATAACAACATTTTATGATGTTCCAACTTGGAATACTGAAAATTACACCACTTTTTCTGTAGTTCCGGGTATCATCATAGATACAAATCAATATAACGGCTACAGGGCTATAGGAAATACATCAGCATCTGACTGGACTACTGGTAAGAGAAATGAATTTGTAAGTCTTGCTTCTTCTATTCCAGAAAGCAGAAGAGTATGTATGGTATATGCATACTTTGATGAAATGGTTCCCTTTTCATGGAATAAAACTGCATATTATAGAAATACGTTGGACGGGGTAACTTACGAAAATACAAGATTTTTGACTCCGTGGATGGATACAATGTATTCAGAGAATAAAGATCACTTTAAAACTGTGCTTCAATATTTGGATTCAAATAATATAACAATTCCTTATTTCCAAGATGACAAGGAATCTGTATCTCCAATATTTGGATTAGATGGATTATCTCTTTATTATGGAAAATCAAGTTTTGATGTCTCCGGTAACCCAACAGCAATTTGGAATACTGATCCATATTTTATATCTTGGGGAGGAACATATTATTTTGACGCAAGAACAACAGCATCATACATGCATGATTCAAGATTTACTGGGCTTACAAATCCCCAATCAAATCAAACTTTGGCTTCTTCTATAGTAGATATATTCAATTCTATACCAGGAAATACTCCGTTTACGGGAAGTGCACCTGAATTGCTATCAAGAGCATATGGAGTAACACATCCGGGCGACTTTGTTGCATACGGCTTCTCTAATGAAAGACAGTGGAGCTATTTTGGACCCGGACCAGCAACTACAGAATCTCAAAGAACAAGAGATATATTGATAAAAGCTTCTCACCTGTCTGCAATGAATGAATTGATCCAAGGAAATTATGCATCAAGAGTTTTTTATGATACATTTGATGAAATACCAAGATTTAATTCTTCAATTTATTCAGATTATGAAGAAGCTCCAATATCACCAGAAGAATCAATATATTATCAAGATTCAAATGATGCACCGATAATAATACGAGAATATCCGAATTTTAGTGGTGGTCATGCTTGGTATGCAAATGCAGGAAATATAATAAGACAGGGCTACTTATCATTTCCAGGAAGTCCAACATATATTTCTGGATATGTTCGAAATCCACAAACTGATGATGAGAGATACAATTTTCAAGGTCATGAAAATCCATCTTATGTACCTAGCCCGGGGGCAACACTTGTTAGATATGCAAACCAGACATCATCTACTACAGAATTTCAAAGACAAATAACACATAAACAATTTGTTTACGATTTAAAAACTATGAGGCTCCACTATAGATCAAAGCCTGATTTTTGGACAGTTAATACTCCTTGGCTTTGGAATGACAGGTATAATGGATATTATCTCACATCATTTGATAGCGGAAGGTATGGCGTAGAATTTGTTTACCATCTTCTTTTACATGGAGTTTTGTATTTAAATGACTTTGGAAATGGAGGCGACTCAGGTTCACGAACTATATACAATAATATATTGAATAAATGGAGAGATATAAGCTATAACTCAAACTCAAGACCATGCTCAAATGCAACTGGGGATGTCGATGAACTTGTAGACAGACTTGTTCTTGCAGATGCTTTTGATAATGTTGCTATGAGTGGAGGGCGACTCAACAGAACTGGAAAATATTTGTGGAGAATAACAGCACCACCATCTGCAATAAGAGCAAATGGAACAATAGTATTCCAAAGAGTTGGGAATGACTCTGATATTCCAGCTACTGTAACTTGTTCACCCACAGATCCATATGATGGTCGTGGTATATGGATAAAACGTTTAGTATCAACACCACCACAATACGTCATTGTACCAGAATAAAGTATAACGATAAATAAGAAGGAATCAAAATTATGCTAAAATTTTCTCAGTTTATCAATGAGTATGCGCAACCACCAAAGAAGAGAGATACTGCTTCTCAACTTGGTCTAGCCATCGAACCAGAAGAAGAAGCAGAATATTCAAATATTGTAAATTCTCATATTGATGATCCCAATACAGCAGAAGTAGAAGCACAATCTGGTGACTTAAGTTGGCAAGATACCAATAAATCTGTTAGTAATTATATCGGTAAACAAGTTGCTGATATGAAACGAAAGGCTGGACTGTGAACAACAATCTTTTCAGTGAATTAGGTTTAGATGCACAATCTTTGTATGAAGGTTTAAAAAGAACCTTGCGTCGTTTAAAATCAAAAAAAGATGAAGGTGCTCTTGATGCTGCTGAAAGAGAAGTAATGCGTCAAGGTAATAGATCTGGAAGAATAAAATATAATAAAGATACTCGTAAAGAATATGAATTTGACAAAGGAATTAAAACATCCTTACCAAGACATGAACTTAAACGAGAAGAAGAAAGTCTAAGGGCTCTTAAATTTAATAGACAAGGAATTGCTCTCGCAGCATATCCAAATATTCCAGGTGACAGATATGATCATTTTAATAAGGCAGCAAAATTAGATAGGAACGAATTATCTAAAATGGGGAAAGCTGCTGAAAGTAAAACTACAGCAGCAGCAAGAGCAGAAGATATCTACAATGAACAACCTGTAGTCAAAGCCAAAGATGACAGAGCAAAAGATAATTTTCTTAAAACTCTCTTGAGAATGCAAGATTTAGGTCTTGCCTAAACTTATTCTTCTGTTGCTTTGAGTTCAGATACAACATATCCAATGACAGCACCAATGGCAGAACCTATAAGTGCACCCATTGGATTTAATGTATACAGATAACCAAGTACATTAAATAAACATAAGAAAATAAAAACTAACAAAAGTTTTATAGATACAATACGTTTCATTATTTTGTCTCTTTCATTTTAATAAATTTTTTGTTTTCCTGATATCTGGCATACATCATATGATTTCTCTTCGTATTCATCGATAATACTATTAGCCTTACCCCATAGATCAGAATCTTCTGTGAGAAAACTACAATAGAATCGAAGACCACCAAACTTTTCTTTGATTTGGTCAACAGTAATACCAATCATAGACGCATCTTCGTTGAGTGGATAATTCGCATATGACTCAACAAGCAGAGGAGTCAGTTTAGAACATAGTTCATCAACAAGATTCACCCAACCATCGGGTAGATCAAAGTATGATGTTTCTGACATATTGGCAAACACAAGTGGATGCTTCTCTGCAAGTTTTTTAATATTATCACTCATCACTGCCTTTACCCCACCCTGTTCCATGTTTATAATGATTAATAATGTCTTCTGTATATTTGCCAGTGGCTTTGAGTACTCGAATTTCTTCAGCGGCATCACGACAGATATCGTAAACTTCTTGGTTTACTGTGCGCCATTTGTCAGCCATATTTCGCAATCTTGTTTCTATATCCATTTTAATTATCCGTTGGTAGTATCATAAGACATAGTATGTATACAGTAAATCCAACAGCAACCAATACATCTACACCTAAAATAATTATTCCGATTGTTGCATTACTCATTCAGTGATCCTTACGGGATTTGAACCCGTGTTATAGCCTTGAAAGGGCTGTGTCCTTGACCGAGCTAGACGAAAGGACCGTAAATTATTTATGCTCCGTGTGGACCACCTGTCTTATGCTCGGTATCCCACGGGGGACAGTTGCTCATTCTCTCTGCATCCTTGGCATAAAATGTCATCTTCATCTCATAGTAATCCCGTTCCTTTGTGAGAAACTGAATTCGTTCTGATGCTTCTCTCAATAGATCCCGCACTACCTTGTGAGCAAAGTCGGAGTGTTCCTCTAGACGAGAAACAAGAGTAGATGCATCAGCAATAGGCGCATTGTCGTTTGTCATTGTCATAGCAATTTTTTCTCTTTTACTTTCTAAACTTATTCATAAATTCACACTTACAATGCTTGAACTCAACGTCATCTGTGTGAATGAGAAGACCATCCCATGCATCACACCAATGCCACCCATTTTTGAGTTCCTTTGCTGTGAGCATTACGATAAAATCTTCATCGTCAAATGGCTGCATCAGAAAGTCAAATCGTTCCTGAGTCATTCCGTGTTTTATAAATTCTCCATCAGCCATTGGTCTTTTCTTTCTCTGCTAACTTCAGAAAAATATCGTGGTGTTTGTCAAGAATCTTTTGATAACTATTTTTTACATATTCATTGCGTTCATCTAACGATTTTAGTTCGTTGATTACATTGTTAAGTCGAACAACCTCTTGACGAAGTTTTGTAACCTCTTCCCACAGCAAATCTGATAAAGGTAAAACTTTATCACCGTGATCATTATCGCCTACGAAGTTAATAGCCATTAGTATTTTCTTCCTTGAAACAATCCCATCCCATTTTATTGGCATACTCCTGTGGGGTGTATCTTCTTCCATTAGTCCACCTCCTCAAATTGATCTGGGTAAACCAACATCATTGCGGAACCCCATGTTTCGCAGAAACTGCATTTGCCCCGCTCTGGGTCAGTAAGAAACTCACATTCATGGGGTGGTGTATTGATTTTTGTAGTCTCGTTTGTTTCGAGAATATGTATGACAAGATTTTCAATGATGTCTTTTGAATCTTTGCGGAGTTTGTCATTCTCTTCGCATAAGTTTTTAATTGCTTCGGCGGCATCGTCAAGAAGATAATCGCTTTTTTGTTTGGCTTCAGTCTCTAGTGCAATCACAACATTTTTGAGTTCACTCATTACTTTGCCTCCTTGAAGCAATCCCATCCCATTTTTTTTGCTATGTCCTGTGGGGTGTATCTTATTCCATACTGACCGTTTACTTGCGCATAGCACACCTCACGCCTTGCCTCGTCCCGCTCTTCTTTGAGTTTGTTCATATCTTCTATGCAGTTTTCATGCATAATATTTCCATCACGCCACATACTGAGTTCAAGCATGTCATCATTCATATTGCTTCCTTGTGAAGTGTAATCACACGGTTTCGTATCTCATCAATACTAATAGGAGTGTATCCGATTCTCTCCACACAGCAAGAGAAATATCTCAGATCTGTCACACCTTCTGAAAGCATAACTTCTTCAGCATGGAGGTGTGCGTGAATATTTAACCAAGATGCATTCCGCTTGGCTCTCCATAGAGACACAGGATGAAGAGGAATGTGTGAAAGAATTTCATTGTCTAACTTATGGTATGCACGAACATCACGAAAGTACTTGGCATACTTTGAGAGTTCGAGAGTATCATGGTTGCCCTTTATAAGAATTTTTGAACCATTGAGTGATTCAAGAATTTTTAAATTTTTTGGTGTGAATGCAACATCACCCATGACATAAACTTTGTCACCCTTGCAAACAGTCTTGTTCCAATTCTCCACCATGACAGCATCACCTTCTGCGGCTGATGCATATGGACGAACCTTTTCTCCATTTGCACGAACAAAACGATACATCGCTTCGTGTCCGAAATGAGGGCAACCAATGAAATATGTGCTCATGTGTTTCCTTGAAAAGCGCGAATAGCAATTGATAACACAACAGCAAAGGCAATAGAAAGTAATGCAAGTCCAATTACAAGAGTAGCCATGACAGCAACAAAACTTACAAAGTTAGTCATTAAAATCCAATTTTACGGAAGAAGCACAGGGAATTAAAGATTACGCAAAAGACAATTACCTTTGCGATAAAGATTGCGGATTTAATAATGGCGGTTTCGAGTGTAATTCTCATAGTTTATTTTCCTACAGTGATAGTGATTTTTTGACAAAGTTGCAGACTCATAAGAAACAATGTACTTGCAGCAAATGTGAGCATGGCTAGAATAGCCAAGTCAAGAAGTATAGAGAATACACCGGGTGGGGGCATCAATGACAGAGTATAACGCTTGTAAGCTGGCTTGGTAATTTTCTTTTTAAGTGTTTTAGTGCTCATATGCATATGATACTCTATTTAAGGGTAATGTCAACCAATTAATCTAAATATTATACTATGGATAACATAACTCATTATTACAAAAATTTAGCGGAACAACTCGAAAATCAATTAAATCAATTGATTGAGGGTATAAAAAAAGTAAAGAAGAAGCTTGACCTAGTAGGCAAAGAAGACGCAGATATTAACAATGATGGTCTTACAAATAAAACTGATGGATATCTTGCTAATCGCCGTAAAGCAGTTTCTATGGCAATGAAGAAGAAGAAGAAGAACAAGAATAGATAAATGAAAAAATTTAAAGAATTTTTAGCCGAATCTACTGACCTATACGAAGAGAAGGATGCTTGCTATCGCAAGATCATGGCTTCTTATGGTAAGTGGTCAGCAAGAGCAGCCCAAGCAACGGCAAAATGTCGTAAAGGCAAGGGCAAGGTTAAAAAGTCTAAAGCAGGTGCAAACCTCAAGAGATGGGATGCAGAAAATTGGAAGGACACCAAGTCAGGTAAAGATTGTGGTGCTGGTGGAAAGAATGAATATTGCAGACCAAGTAAGAGAGTCAGCAGTAAGACCCCTAAGACAGCCTCAGAGATGTCTTCCAAAGAGTTAAAGAGTAAGAAGGCAGAGAAGTCAAGAGTGGGTATGCAGGGAGCAGGAGGAAACAAAGTTTCCCCCACCAAGAGAAACACATGAAAAGTTTTAAAGAATTTTTAAATGAATCTTCAGCATGGCAACGCAAAGAAGGAAAGAACCCTGAAGGTGGATTAAACGCCAAGGGAGTTGCTGCATATCGTAGAGAGAACCCAGGTTCCAAACTTCAAACTGCTGTTACCACAAAGCCTTCTAAACTTAAGCCTGGGTCAAAGGCAGCAAAGAGAAGAAAGTCTTTCTGTGCAAGAATGGGTGGAATGCCCGGACCAATGAAAGATGAAAAGGGAAGACCTACAAGAAAAGCCTTATCACTACGAAAGTGGAACTGCTGATGAAGAAATTTAAAGAATTTTTAAAAGGTAAGAAGAAGAAAAAGAAGAAGACTTCTAAGAAGAAGCCTACTAGATCCTTTTTCCCCTATTACGGGTTTGGTGGTATGTATGGGAACAACCACGAACATGGTGGCGAAGGAGAAGGTGGAGATGGTGGTGGAGGGGGAGAGTAAGATTCAACGCTCCCAATACACAGTCTCACCTCTTTTATAAAATTTTAAATTATTTGAATGTTTATCATTCACAAAATGCTTATCTTTCAAAGTAAAGTAATTATTGGGAACGAGAGCAAAGTACCCACAGTCAAGAGCAATAAGACTTAGAGGCTTATGTTCAGCAGGGTAACGAGAATACCCATCTTCCCAATCAAGTATAATTCCGGTGTGCCTACCTTCTTTTCCTGCATGAAAGACATTCACGGAAAGCCCTTCCAAGTAGGTTGCCATAAAAGTTTCAATATTATTTCCCATTCCACCCCAAGGTTGAATGTTAATATTCTCACCGGAATCAAAGACATCAGTAGTCGATAAGGCAGATAAAGGAAGACCTGACCAATGAGCACCTGATTGAAGAATCACATGACAACAGATCAACTGACCGGGACGAGAAAACACACCATGCCAAATAGCAGGAGTATAACCATCAGGCATATTCTCTCCAAGAAAAGAATTTTTAACATTTACATACAGGTGATAAGGTAAAGTAACATTTCTCATGGAAGGTATATAGGGGGGGGTAAATGGGGTATGGAGGGGATGGTAGAGGGGTAAAAGGAAACTTTGGAAAATTTTTGAATCCTGTCCTACAAAAACATCTAGTAGACCCTCTCAGACTCGTTTACAACAGCCCTGAGAGGCTCTCTAAGCCCTTTTAGCCCTCAAAGGCACTCTACAGACCTCCAAGACCCTCCAAGAGCCTATAAACGATTTTACGAAGACAATCTCTATACAAAATTTATCATATTTTTTGAATCCTGTCCAAGGCCCCCCTCCAAGAGGGCTCACATAGTACATTATACCACAGTATTTTACAAAATCAATACAATTTTCTCAAATACCATCCATATTTCTACAATCCTCTCCTTTTTGAATACCGTCCGAGTATTTGAGAGCTCGCTGGCATACAAGAGCATTCAGACTGGTATGGTATAGAGTGCCGATAGGCTGATAGTACATTGGCGAATAATACATCTGTTCTCTGTCCATGGATATCGTCCTGAATACCGTCCACAGGAGTTTCAATATACACCAAGGTATCAGAAGATACCATGGACAGAGGCAGATGCGCCGAAGTAGCAGAAGATTGGTCTTGCGGAACTCTAGAGGGTTCTGGGTTCACGCTCTCAAGCCCAGACTGCAAGGGGCGAGAGGTGGTTGGTCTGATAACACTCATATACCATATTATACCACATAGCAAACTTATTACAATAGTCAAGGTCAAACTTTAGGTTATCACAGATTTTTTTAAATTGTTTGTGACAGGGTATTATTGGACGCGACCTATCGGCTTTTTGAGTGCGCGGGAACTATATTCTACCATACGCGAAGGGCTGTGTCAAGGTCAAAATTTGAGTTATCACGAATTTTTTTGTTGATAGGCTGTGGCTGATAGTACAAAGTCCGATAATTATTATTTTTTATTCTGGGCTCCCAGGCGCTCTCCCTGGGTGGGAATAAAATAAAACCACCTAGACTCTTGACAGTCTAGGTGGCGAACCCTCTACGGTTACTGTTTGTCTCTACCGCTTGCCCTTCTTGGGCAGATGACCTGCCACAAGATTGGCGAAGCGATTCAAGAACACTCGACTGACCATACGATTGGTCATGCTCTTGATGAAAGTATTGCGAATCTTGGTAAGTGTTCCGACCAATTCAGGCAGGACATCAGCAGCAGGGCGCAAAGGACGGACGATGTAATACTCATGGAAACCGGGAGTCAACTCCGGAAGAGCAGGGTAGAAATTGTCCGTGTTGTACTCACGATTGACATCTGACACTTCTGACTTCTGTGCTTCCGCATACTCCTTGCGAGTCATGTTGCTTGGGTAGACCTGTTTCGGATTACGAATCAATTTCGTAAACAGCGATGCACCCACGCCCGTCATGCCACCGATGGAGAACCCAATGGTAGTAACGCCCATTCTCTGCATCTCCGATGCCATGAAGTATTGCAACTGAAGCCCAAGGCTGTCCACGCCCGTGCGAGTGTCCGATGGTATGGTGACCATCCGACCTGTTGCCATATGCTGAATACGCAATCCCTTGACTGCATTGTAAGACCTTTTGCCTGAGATACTCTGATGATTCGGCTCACCATCCGTGACCATGATCAGCGAAGTGATCTGCGATCCGGTCTTGGCGATGAACTTCGGCAGGAAGTCATGCAGAATCATCATGGCTTCCACCGTAGGCGTTCCACCCATGTGCAATGCTGACGGAATCACTTCGTTGATGGCATAGGTGTAATCCTTACGATTACTGCTTGAACCACCTGCCAACCACAGCAATTTTTCCATCTCCTTCTGCTCTGCATCCGTCATGGTGCTGCTGAGAACCTGCACCAAATTGGTATGCACGAAGTTTAGGGAATCCTTCTCATCCTTTGCATTACCAAAGGTGGAATGACGAGAAGGGTGGTTTGGATAAATCTTTTTGTAAATCTCTGCCTTCTCTGCTTCCAAACGAGCAGTCTCCACAGCACCGGGAATCCTCTGTGTCTTGTCCTGACAATCGGTATACAGGAACACTTCGTATGGAATCTTGACCTTACGGCAGAAGCCAACGAGCAGCAGAGTCTGACGAATCACATTGTCTGAACAGCATGACATACTGCCCGACCAATCAATCAGGAAGACCATGCCGTGCTTCTTGCCCTCAAACTTCACAAGGTTGCGAAGGAAGATATCGTCATGCGTCTTGTACTGATGAAGACGATCCGGATTGAGGTTTCCGCTCTCCTTCATGCGCTCATTGCGAATCTCTGCTGCTGCCTTACGGCGTTCAAACTGAGCAGCCAATTCCTTGATGCTCTTGTCCACTTCCTTGCGGAAGGTTGACAATTCAACCTCTGTGGTAGCGATCATGGTCTTGACCTCTGAGATCCAATCCTTGTTCTTGCGTGGATTGTCTTGAAGTCTAATAGTCTTGAAGGCATAGTCATCAATGACTTCCTGAAAGCCAACGATGCAAAGCGATGAATCCACCTTGGGCAGCGAGTACGACATATACGGAAAGTCTTCACGCTTTGTGCTGTACTGGTCTGCATCCGTCAAATCCTTGCCATCACGCATGAACTTCTTGTCCATCAATTCGCCAAGATCATTAGATGGGGATGAATCAGGCTTCTCATCCATCTCCTCCTTTGCCAACATGAACAGATCGTCCGCGATCTTGACCACTTCGGCATAGGTCTTGACAGTCGATACGCGATCAATGATCTTCTGTTCAGCGGGGCTGAAGTCGAAGGACATCAGACCGAAGACACCAAACTTGAAGTACAGGTTGATGCGATCAATGATCGACATCGTGCTGACCGGAGTGTCCTTCAGTTCAAAGATGTCAAGGGCGAGAATCTCCTTGTAGCCTTCAAAGAAGTCACGCCGACAGCCGGGGAACTTCTCCTTGATCATGCGCTCGATACGGGCATCCTCGATGCTGTTGATACAGGCTTTGTAGCCCTGCGGATGAAGTTTGCGCTCCTTTGCGCTGTCGAGCGAGGCAAGGAACTCCTCAGCGGGAGTGTACAGGGCATGACCGACCTCATGGGCGATGATCATATCCTTGAGTGCTTGGGATGTCTTCCAATCCGGAATGGTCAGAGTACGACTCTCCATATCGAATGAAGCAGTAGGGGCTGTGGTGTCGAGGTTGACGAAGATGTTCTCGCTTGCGAGGGCACGAGCGAACAATGATGTAGAGGTGTTCATGTTGTTTATGGTATCAGAATTGGAATGCGGGTCAAGAGGGGAGAGCAGAAAATTATGATAATTTCTACTCTCCCCACCGCGAAGCAAAAGGATCAGACGGAGGCTGCGGTACTGGCAGCGATCAAGGCGGACATATCGAACATCTTGGCACCCCGTGAGAGGTTGGTGATGTCAGTAGCGCAATCCTTCAGTACCCATGTTGGAACGCCCTTCATGCCAATCTTGTTGGCGATGGCAAGCAGTTCCCACTTCTCGAACAGGTAACTCGCAGGTTCATTGCGTGCGATACGACCCGGACTAGTGGGGCGATTGTTCTCTGCGAAAGACTTTGCGGCTGCGATATAACGATTTCTCTTATTGACATACGGCATGGTAGTGACTCCTTGTTAGATACTGACTGTAGTAGGCATGGTGGTTTGCTTAACCACTTCTTCGATGACCGGGGCAGATGGAACGACCACAGCCTCCGGGATTGGATTGATCGTTGGATCAATCTTGGTGTAAAGATTCCAAAACGCTTCCTGAGTGTCTCTGTCGAACCGATTCAGGGACAGGCGAACTGCCTTCTCCTTGTCGCGGAACACAGCGTAACCCTTCACGATTCCAAGTAGACGGCGAGTGGAGACAATCTTGTCCAAGGCACCTTCCGCGTACCCCTTACGAATGGTTTCAGCCCACTTCGTCAGGTAGTTGGCGAAATCGTCATCCCGACAGTTGCGCTCAGACATCATCCGAATCACAATGCGAGTCTCGACTGCACGAGGAGCATAGTCCTGCTCGTAGGTGTAATCGAACCGATCCAAGAACGCTTCGTTCTGAACCCGTGTTCCCACGAACTGATCGTCCCCACCACCGTCACCCTTAGTGTTGGCAGTTGCCACAATCATGAACCCCGGAGCAGGGCGCACGAACTCCGAAATCTTCTTGATGAAGATACCCTTGCCCTCCAAGACTGGCTGCAAGCACATGATGCGCTCAGAGGCAAGATCCACCTCATCCAAGAGGAGAACAGCCCCACGCTTCATTGCTTCGATGGCAGCACCGTACACGAACACGGTCGAACCATTGTGAAGACGGAAACCACCAATGAGATCGTCCTCGTCTGTCTCTGCTGTGATGTTGGCACGAATGCACTCACGATTGGCATTAGCACAGGCTTGCTCAACCATAGTGGTCTTACCATTACCGGACAGCCCGGTAACATACAGAGTGGTGAAGTCGTTGTTGCGAACAAACTTCTCGACATCATCGTGATGACCCCAAGGGACATACGATGGAGTGATGGCGGGGATGAGGCTCCCCTTCTCTCCGGTCAGGTTGCTGTTCATTGCGAGATTGATCTGTGAGTCTGTCATACGGTTCCTTCTGTTGCTTCGGCACAAGGACGATCCTCGTGATGTGTATATGGTAACCGAACTTGTACAAGATTGCTAGTCAATACCTCGCATTTTTTTCAAGATTGATAAAAAAATATATTTAAAATCCGAGGAGATTTTTCTTGACATCTGTGTGCTTTGTGGTATAATGCGCCATCCTGGCCTATCGGCGTTGCTTCGCAACAATTTTAGCCGATAGTACGTCCGATAATAAAAATTAATAATAAATTAATATAAAATAATTTTAAATAAAATAACCCCACACCGACTCTGACTTCGGTGTGAGGGGAAAGCGGGAGTTGAACAACCTTACGAAGGGTATTCGTTAACGCAACAAGGACTCTTGTCGCATTGATCTCTCATACGAACAATGGTGTTCTCAATGCGTGTAAAGCGTTTGTCGTGGTTAATGTGGACTTGTTCCAATTCACGGCTGAGTCCGAGGTCAATCTCCTCGATGCGTTGAAGCATCTCTGCCCGAAAGTTCTTTGCCATCGACTTAATGTAGTACGCTACGAACACAACAACCATCAACCCTGCCACAAACCATCCAATGTTATCTGCTGTAACCATAGTGTCTCCTTTGTAAAATGTAGTAAACCAATCACGAATAGAAGGGGCGGGAGTTGCACCCACATATTCGCGCTTATAAGGCACGCGCTCTAACTACAATTCAGCCACCCTTCTGTATGACACTACTCTTACGGCGAGTGTCCAACCGGGCAACCATAGGCTACCTCTATACGGTTCCTGACCCGTTCACACTGGTCAGTTATGCCGTCAACCCGAATAAAGTATTATATTGTTTGTGGTGATATACATTACATTGTATCCTCTCCTTTGTTGAAAGTCAAGCATTCCCGGTTGGATTCGAACCAACGACATACAGATTAGAAATCTGTTACTCTATCCAACTGAGTTACGGGAATAGAGGTAGCGCGGGTGGGACTCGAACCCACACTTGACAGATTTTAAGTCTGTTGACTCTGCCGTTGGTCTACCGCGCCACACATTATACCAATTCGTACTCGATTGGTTCCCACTTCTTGATCGTGGTCAGAATCACGCTTCGCCACTCACCGATGTCAAGATCGTAGATTCGCTGAACACCGGGCGAGTCTGCCTTCTTGCCATCCTTCGATGGGTGGTCAACCTTGGGAACCTTCTTGAGATCGGTGGTTCCGTTCAGAGTGCGAGTGGTTCCGTCCTTCTTGCGAAAGACAACCTTAACGATCATGCCGTCACTCAATGCTTTGGCAAATCCGGTTGATGGCATCTTAGTCCTCTGTGCGGTAGTAGTCAACGTCTTCTTGGTGACTGATTTGGTGCGAGATAATGGCTTCCGTGGCTTCTTCTTCGTCTGCATAGGTTTCGACATTCTCAATTTCTCCGCTAAGATGGTTCTGAAAGATAACAAGGATCTCCTCGTTACCAAGGGTGTACACCGTGGCAAACATATCTCCCAAGTCTACTTCGCCCATCTCCCACTTTTCAGCGAGATCAGGGTTTGCGAGAATGTCTTCAGCCAATTCAAACAGGTCGATCTCTTTCATACGAGTATGATATCCGATTTAGGGGTGAATGTCAACGAATAATTGGAAAAGTTTTGAAATGTTCGATCAGGGGTTCAAGGTAGTCGAAGTACTCCTCGCTCAGGTAACTCTCTGCGCCTCGCAGCCCAACAGAGACACAACTGACATCCTCAAAGATTGGCAGGTTGTCCTCACCAAACCTACAGTCAATGCAGAGGTCACTACCGCTGTTCAGGATGAAGTAGTAAAACCCACCCAAACGCTCCCATGTGTATTCTCTCTCTCCTTCTGTGTAGTTACCCTTGAGCGGAATGTCGTAAACGATTTGTGATGTTTCGTTCTCAGTTGCCATAGTGTCTCCTTTAGTGGGATCGGTGGGGCTCGAACCCACGACCAAGAAATTAAAAGTTTCCTGCGCTACCAACTGCGCTACGATCCCAAACTTGGAGACCCTGTTTCAGCCGGGTCTCCACCCGCTCACCTGTTTTGTACGGCTCATCAGGATTATGATGGCTACGGTTGCCCCAACAGCAGTCGTAATTTCGAGCATCTACTGCGCTCTAGTTTAACTGACTTACATCAAGGCTAGTGGTTTATGCACCTTCCAACATGATTGCCAACTGACCCAATGCCATCAGGTTGATGATCAACGCCTTCTCAACCGGAGTGAACATATCCGGAGTGTTATCGTCCATCAACTTGTGAAGAGAGCGCATAATCAGTTCGCGGCATTCCGCATCCTGATACCAAACCATGCCACTCTCGTCCACAGCGGACAGAACTGCGTACTGAACGGATGCGAGGATCTCGCTGATCTGCGGCTTCCTGTTGCTCTGTGCTGCTGCCAAGATTGTCGATTGCAGTTGTGCAATCTCGCTGTCACTTAGAATCGCCATGGTATCTCCTTAGTCGTTGTCGAGGTTATCAATCAGGGATTCAATCTCATCGTCTACGGGTTCCCAACGCCCCTGTAGACAGGCTTCATCTTCCATGCTGTCTTCGTCTTCATCGTCATCCCAATCCATGTCTATGTTCTTGATCTTCATGTCGGTATGGTATCCTATGTAAGAGGTTTGTTCAACAACAATATCGAAACTTTGTAAGATTTATCCACGGTTCAGGTAGCGTTCGTAAGACGAATCATCCATCGATTCACCTGTACCGCTGTAGTAACGGTCATCGTCACCTTCGCGTACTGCCGATTCATCTTCCTCATCGTTCAGGTCAGCGGTTCGGTCTGCGGCTTCAATGCAGCCGGGGCAAAGCCCGTCTACATATTGATCCATGCTAGTGCAGGTGCAGGGCATTTCATCGGAGGGGGTTGTTGGTTTGATATCCATGCGAGTATGGTAACACAATTGAAAGTGGAGTCAATACTATTCTTCAATATTCGATCAAAAAGATTTTCTGTAAATCTTGGCGGAATTGTCTTGACATCCAAACTTAAGTGGGTATACTCCCATCCCGCGTCCTATCGGCGTTGCTTCGCAACATTATAGCCGATAGGCCAAATAAAAAATTAATATTCTTTTCCAATTTTTTAGGTTGGAAAAGAATATATTAATTCTTTGAATTTTTTAGATGTTTTCTAATTGAATGCTGTTACGCACTTTCTCTACTGCTTCCTCTGAAGTGTTGTCTGTGAACCATGCTGGCAATTCGAGGTACTTGCCATCCAACAACATACGAATGCCAATGTTGTGAGTCTGCATCTCACGAACAAACATCTTCACTCCTTCCATGTAATGATTAGGATCGGAGATTTTAGCGAAGACAACGTGCATCTCTGCATCATGGCGAAGATTCAAAAGACTGATGAGAAGGTTGATTGATTCAGTTTCATCGGTTTTCATACTGTTACCTCTGTTTGATTTGCTTCGAGATGGATAGCCGTTAAGGTGTTTACTAAAAAGTTCCACATCATGTTTTTAGTGATGAAGTAATTGGGTGAGACCAATTCGATTTGACATTTAGGCGATGAGGTCTGGCGATGTAACTTCCATCCATATCCCACCTGTTTCTCCAATATAAACATATCTCCATTGACAGTCTTCATCAGATCGTTCAGGCAGTTGAGCATGAGATCCAAATCTTTGTCAGTAAGTTTTCTACTCACAGAGAAGCCTCCCCATCCTTGAGCATGATCGGGTAGATGATTACCGTTGACCAAACAAGCAACACAGCGGGAATCATAAACCAATCAAAGTATCCGGCAGTAGCGGCTTCCCAAGTGACATAAGAGGCGAGTGCGACAAAGAGGAGAGTCATGATGTAACGGAAGATGATGGCGGTGGTTTTCATAGGTCTATTGTATCTTCTACTTGGGTGAACTCAACAACATTACTGAAAGATTTTTCAATTTCTTTTTGGTGATTGTTCGTCTGTTCTGCTTGAGCAGCATGAGTCTGCAAGAGCATATACAGAATGTGCCGTTTCATATCCTCAAAGTCTAGTGGTGGAATGCCTTCGGCATCTTGGACACTTGAGAACACGAGTGAGAGCATTCCATCACGAACATGAAAGAACAGGGATTGACGATTCTCGTCATAGTCCCCCCATCGAACCACGGCACGAATCTCGTGGTTCGATGGGAAGCATTCGAGGCGTTCGATGAACATCAGTTCCACCCCTTGTCAGATTCAGGTAGGGTCATTGCGATTGCAGCAGACTCTTGAAGGATTTGAACACAGATAGAATGTCTGTCCCACCCCATCTTGGCTACATACGATGTACTGCCGTCCATGATGTTCGACATGAAATCATGAAAGTCTCCGTGGAGATCGACAACACTATGTACTAGTTCACTACGCTCTTCATGGTTGAACCATTCGATGGGGAGCGAAGTGATGATCTCTGCGTAGGCAAAGAACTCGTTTACCTGGCGTGGATCCTTATGCCACGCCAACATATTGTCCGCCTTATCCATAAGGTTTTTGTACATTGCCTTGGCTAAAGGCGGACAAACTTCTGCACGATTGAAATTGATTTTCATTTTTGTTTCCTTGAATTAGCGGTCATCATAGTCGGGTTCATCACGGCGAATGTCTGCTTTCCATTCTGAATGATCTTCGTCAGCATTGCTGCTCCAATCGGAATCGTCGTGATCCTCTTGGAAGTGTTCGATGCACATCCGCTTGATATCGTCAAGCAGAGCAGTATCAGTAGGGGTAGCAATCTCCTCTTCCGAATCAACATCTGCTCCAACCATTATCTGTTGAACGATGGACAGAATCTCGACATCCTCAACATCACGATAATCGGAGAAGATTCCACAGTCAGGTTCAGCAGGGTACGTTGTCCATGATGACGGTTCGTACTCGATGATGATTGTAGTGTTGGGGGCGAAGATTGTGGCAAACTCTTTGGGGAGAATGGACGATTTGATTGTGAGTAGTGGCATTGTGTTCTTTCCGGTTTGGTGGGGGGCTACGGTTGCCCCCCACCTTACCACAGTTGGAGTTTAGAGGATGTTACGCTTGCGCCACATGGCATTGCAAGAATTGGCTGCGGCATTCAGGGTCTGCGCCATGCTCCGGGCATCACGGGCGTTCAGCAGGACACAGAAGGTGCTACCGTCTTCCTTGGTCATGATGACCTCCATGAACCCGTATCCCTTCATTCGGCGGGAAGTCTCAGCCTGAAGACGGATGACGCACCGTCCTGCCTTGGATGCACCTGTCAGGCGGCAGACGAATGTACGAATCGCGTATGCACCACCGACAGCCCAACGGGTTGCGACACCGTACACACAGGCGCGAGGGGTGCGCTCGTAACCCGTGTACATATTGTCTTCGGTCGTTTCAGCACCACTACCGCGCCGTCCATTCGGGGCGGTCAATCCGGCTTGGGTGGACGATCCAACGAACAGGGGCATTTCAGACTCAAAGAATGATGGGTTCTTACTCTTCATTGCAGTTCTCCAACTGAGGTTCTCTAATCCTTCGGAGGAACGATTCCTTCGATGCGTTTATCTTATCCGATCTAGATCCTATGTCAACCACTAAGTACGATGTTTATTCAAATATTTCATCAGAAAGATTTTCTTTCAATCTTGTCGGAATTGTCTTGACAATCTTGTCCAAGTCGGTATACTCCGAGCCTGCGGCCTATCGGCGGCTACGCCGATTCGCCGATAGTACGCCCGATAATAAAAATTATTAATTTTAATTTAATTTTATTTTTAAATAAAAAATCCCTCGCCACCGGAACGCCCGATAGCGAGGGAGGATTGAAGCCTGAATTAATTTAGTGTTTCACATATGAAACACACTCGATATTCTTATCCCAGCATGATCGGCAATCGACGCATTGATTGCCTTGTTGGGACGATGGGCACACTACCGAAGTACCATCCGTCGGAATCGCGTCCACCGTTGAATAGTTCGCCCATTCTGCAGATCCGTCGAGTTTACCGACCATCGGCAAGGATACGCGTACCGTAAGATTGCGTGCAAAGGTAAACGCATTGCGATTCCATTCGCGAATCAACCCATACTCGCGCGTCGGAATCCAATGCTGTACGGTTGGTGTAAGGTGTGCAATGGCATTAATTGCCGCTAGATGATTCATTCCTTGAATGTCTCCGGAATCATGCCACCGAAAGTATGGCAATTTAGTCTTGTTGATTGACGCTACCATAGCCGCCGCCCATGCCATAGAATCGTTCATCATTGCCGAATACCGGCGTTCCATTGCTTCCTTTACATTCGGGAATTCGTATCGACCCTTCAAAGCGTAGCAATTCGCGCAAGTGCTACCCGCGACTAGGCGGAGTTTGCGACCGACATTGCATCGATGGGCTGAAATGCTATACGCGTAGCATGGCATCTTAGACGGTGCCGATAATCCGCCCGTAAACTTATTCAATGCATCCCATTTCATGCCGCGAATCGCGTTCGCCATGTAAGACATCTTATCGACATCGAATGCGGCGATATCGTTCGTCGTGTTCGTAGGGTATTGCGTGAGGGAAAGTGTCATTGCTTCAATCCTTTCAAGGTAGGCGGAATTGCCTCCCGAATCATACCTATATCACTACGGAATGCAAGCACAATATCAAATAAATTTATATTACGAATCTTGGCGGAATTTGCTTGACATCCGCTTACCGGTGGGTATACTCCGGCCTATCGGCGGCTACGCCGATTCGCCGATAGTACAAAAATAAAATTTATTATTTTTATTTTTATTTTTTAATGCGACAACACCCGGGCACCTGTTTGGTGTTCCGGGTGTCATCGGGAGTAGGTTAGTTAGTCTGATTTGATGGCCAATGTTCCCCTGCGTCAAAACAACTTTTTACTTTCTGTTTATCAATTCGGTAATTCGCAGCGGTGGATTCCATCCGGATACCGGCGATCATCGCCCACATCCGTTCAAGCATCAGGCGTTTGGAGACATACCCGTCTGTGATCTGACGAATCCCACCGGATGCGTTTTCCGTCCGATGTAGTTGCCATCCGCCATAGGCACGGGAGAAATGGTATGAACCGATGTCCGCGCCGTTCAGGGATTCACCTAGGAGCGTGTTGAGCGTGTCCAAGGTTCCGTACAATTCTACTTCTGTGATTCGCTTCATTGTGTTCCTTTATTAGCGGAGGGGGTCGCATCCCCTCCGCCGGAGTAGGTTAGGTGGTTGGTTCGGTCTTGGCTTTGTCTGCCTTGGCATCAGGGAAACCGCGTTCGTTCATCCATTGTTCCAACTGCGCGAGCAACTTCACAGGCGTACCCTTGAATCCAAACTCGCGGCGGACAAGCGTACTCATCTTGGGTGATCTACGCGACACCCGCATACCCGGGCACTTGATCTCGAAGCGCAACCCGCTACGGATTACACACAGGCGGAAGGCGGGAATCTGATCTCCGGTAATTACTGACATAGGTTCTACTCCTACTAGTGGCGAAGGAAGCAAGCGATTTGCTTCCATGCCCGAATCATACCCATACCACTGTGGAATGCAATAGGGTACATCGGATATTTCACAAATAAATTTATATTGCAAATCTTTTAATTTTGTCCTTGACATTCGCGTCCTGTGTGGTATACTGTGCGGCCTATCGGCGCAGCCGATTTGCCGATAGTACGCGACAGCACCCGGTCTCCGTCGTAGGGAGCCGGGTGCCATCGGGAGTAGGCGGTTGGTTATTTGACGCGAGTGCCCATCTTGATTCGTCCGTCCACTACGAACACTTGGGCGTACCATGTGTGTGGCTTCGGGAAGTGTGGTCCTTCCAAGTAGCAGAGCCCATCGAGCACTGCTCCCCCGAACGGTCCGGGAGCGAACACCGTCACATCACCTGCGGCTACTGCCGCCTTCAGGTCTTTCTTCGTCTTGAAATTTCGGTCAGTGTATGCCATTGTGAATCTTTCTTTGGTAGAGGGTAGGGGGGCTTTCGCCCCCCCCGTGGGTCAGGCTCCGGCGGGACGTTCGGCTCCGAGTTTAATCGGGGCTCCCTCAACCATGAGGACTAGACTACGGTCTTGCCGAGCGCGGATTCTGGCATTGTGAGCCAGTCGCACTTTCTCGTTCTGATCATCGATCTTTCTCATGACTGGCTCCAGTGAATCCCACATCAATTGGAGGGACTTTACAAACTTCGGGGAACGGCGGACGGATGGGGAAACGGACCATTCCAAGTTACTGCGGAGGATCCACAACGCAGCGGTGTGCGTCATGAATGGAACGCCCATCAGTTTATCAGTATCGAGAACGGGGGCGGGGGTCAGTTCGGACGGTGTGAAACTCATAGGTCTACTCCTACTAGTGGCGGGGGAAACGAACGATTCGTTTCCATGCCCGAACTATAACAGAACCACAATTCAACGCAAGAGAATTCCACAAAGTATATCAAATAAAATTTCTTGTCCAACTTGAAAAAATTTGCTTGACATCCTTGCTCCGCATGGTACACTGCTCGGCCTATCAGCGGCTACGCTGATTTCGCTGATAGTACGCGACAGCACCCGGTCTCCTTTTGGTGGAGCCGGGTGCTGTCGCGTGAAAGATTACTCTGCTGGTGCTGGCTCCTCCGCGATCTTGAGCATAAGAAGAGGGCAATTCTCTTCCAGCCAGTTCAGAACATCCTGCATCCATTCCACATCCTTGTGGAATTCAGAGGACAGGTAATCCTCGTTTGAGTAGTGATCATCGTCAGAGACGCCACACGCGCGGCTAGTCGCTGCACGCTCCATACGGCGTTCACCGTTGAACTGGTCCGCGTGTGCGTCCCGTGCCTCCTCCAGCGCCTTACGCGCAGCGAGGACATACTCACGCGTACCGACCTTGAAACCGCAGCGGACAGCAAACGCCGTAGCGTGCTGCTCCAATACGAGGCGTTCACGGTCGCGTTTATACTGAACCTCTGCCGTCTTTACCATATCGTTAAACACACCCCACATGGCAATATGCTCAGGACCATGAAACCAAGTAGTATTAGATGGTTCATCGGCTCCCGCCATGTCCATAAAGAGATCATTGACCGACTCCCAGTCACACTCTCCCTCACCATTACGGGTAGCCAAGAACGCTGTAGTGTCTTGGATCCATCGATGGTCACGAATCGCGGAAACGAGGGTAGCGGACAGGGTGAATACGGCGGCTGGAATCTGGCTCATAGGTCTACTCCTACAGAGGGGTGATGAACGCGAAACGCTTCGCGGTCTGCATGGATTGTACACGAATCGCATAACGATACAAGCCAATACAGTCCAGAAATTTATTTACAAATCTTGAAAGATTTCTCTTGACATCTCTATGCAACTCGGTATACTGAGGCCTATCGGCGGCTACGCCGATTGCCGATAGGCCGTGTAGATGCGACAGCACCCGGCCTCCGTCGTAGGGAGCCGGGTGCTGCCGAGGAGTAGGTTGGGTTACCCTTCGTCCGAGAACCCGCTGAAGCCCTCGCCATCATCGTTCTCGATCAGGCGCCGTTCACGGGCATCGAATTTGTCCTCCTCGGCCTGCCGCGCCTCCCATCGCGCAGTAGCCTCGGTGATTTCACGGTCGCACTCAGGGCATCGCCCGTGAACGAGGTCTGCGAGGAGAAGGTGCACAGAGCAATCGATGCACGGCGTGCGCGGTGATACGGGCGCGGAAGAAACGGTAGTTGGGTTCTGAGACATCGTAGTGTCCATTCTGCCCCCGCAGGGGCGTAGAGTGCTCCGTCAAGGGGAGGGGCTTTCGAGCCCCTCCCCGCATCCCGCCCCGATTACGCCCGGATGAACCGGATCGTCTCGGCGCGGATCTGAACGACTCGGACGGGCGCGTCCGCAGTAGCGGCGAGTACCACCGCTACCATGCGGTGCCCTGCCTTAGTCGGCAGTGGCTTGACGTGCATCTTCAGCACGGCACGCCCATCCATCTGACCGGGCAGACGGTCGACGCCCGATGCGTCCGACTCACTGACGCGCTGCCAAGCCACCCGACCCGCTCCCGCTGCGGTGACGGCACCGCAGGCAACTTCAAGAGCGGACATATCAAACGCTGCGGACTGACGGTAAACGATCTGCATGGCAGATTCTCCAAGGCTACCGCCCATCACCGCGCTGCACGTTCCAAGACCCTGCGACGCAGGAAGATTCGGAAGGACGAACGAGTGAGGGGCGGTAGCCATGCGCAGATCGTACCTAAACTGCCACAATATGCAAGGGGATGTATCGAAGATTCGCCCTGTGATGCGTCCGATAATATTATCGCCCTGGCGACAGATTTTTTCAAATTCTTGAGAGAATTAACTTGACTTTCACTGTCCAGACAGTAGAATGGGTCCCCTTTCCGTCAGAAAATCGTGGCGGCTAGCCAATCAACTTTAAATTTTCTCAAAAACCTCTAATACCCTCAATTCTCCTCCAACACCCTCTCAATCCTCAAAAGACCCCCCCACCCTCTTTTCAGAAAAATGGGTCCCCCCCTTTGTACCCTCGGATTCCTCAAAATGGGTCCCACCGGTCCCAGTGAAAAAATGGGTCCCCCCCGGAATACCTCTGAGGTCAAAAAATGGGTCCCCCCCCCCTTTCCCAGGTTATATGAAAAAATGGGTCCCCCCTGGAACCCATAAAAAAGGGGTCCCCTTTTGGGAGACCCGTTTAAATTATTTTATAATTTTTTGAGTATTATCGTTGTGGTCGATAATTTGGATTTACTGGCTCACCAGTGACCGGACTTCTTACTGTTGGTTTTGGTTTTGGTTTTGGTCTTGGTGCTGGTTTAGGCTTAGGAGCTGGTTTTGGCTTTACAGGTTTTGTAGGTTTAGGTGTTGCATTAGGTGAGTTAGGACTTTCAATTATATTCCATCCAACAACGCTAAATCTCCAAGTATAACCTGTTGGGGATACCCATGTATCACCATAGTTTGGATATAAAGGAAAATCATAAGGTACTGTTTCTGAAGGTGCTGGTAAAGTTGGCGAAGTTGGATATTGGGCTGGAGTCTGAGCTGCTGGAGCTGCTAGAGCTGGAGTACCAGGAGGTGCAGCAACTTCATACAAAAATTGTTTGAATGATATCATAATTTTTTATTATTTATTTGAATTTACTGGCTCAATTAGGTGTTGGAGAGTTACCAGTATATCTCCATTGACCATTGACCCATACATAAACATAACCTTCTGGAGATACATAAGTATCTCCAGGAGATGCGGTCTCAGGAGCTGGGTTTGGGTTGTAATATTGAGGCATTTTTCTCGGTGGGTCAATATCGCCCGGTTCCGGTCTCGTAAAACCAAATTCGATTGGGGCTGGTGGTCCAATAAATTGATCTGGGGGTACTGGAGTTGCTTCTCTTTCGTATAGATTACTTCTGCCTCTAAGTGCATTTTGCATACCAACATTAATTGAATGGTACTCAGCTGCATGTAGAACACCATTTAGAAAATTTACAGATTTTTCTAAATTTTCTGATACTGCTTTGTGGTGTTCTTCAGAGTTTTGATTCAACATTCCATTATAGGTAACATTGAGACGATCCTCGTAGTTATTGGTCTTACGAGCGTTAAACGATTTTTGTTGCAGGTCTGCACGGAAAGCTTTCATGTCCATAAATTTATTTAGAATAAATAGATACATGGATACCTTCTTAAACTTTTTATTAAACGAAGCTGGGCTGAAAAACGCTATTAAATCTGGTAACAGAGGTGATAGAAAGAAAGAAGCCACAAAGCAATCTTTACGAGCAGCAAGAAAAAATGTAGAAGCTCAGGCCAGAGAAGATTTTGCAGATAATTTAAAAAATAATCCAGACTTACGAGCAAGTATTGACATGTCTCGTAATTCTTTAAAGGATTCAGCAAACAAGAATACACTCAATGCCAGAGCATTAAATGCTGCTCTTTCAGGCGAATCACAGCCAATGAGTGATGACAAAATTTCAGACGTGGTGTCGTTGATACGTAAATCAATTAAATTACGATAAAAATCTGGCAAAATTTTAAAAAATAGGCAAAAGCGAAAAAGTGAAAATTTGTTCTGAAAAGATATTGCAGTACTCTAAGTTACTTTAAAGAACCTTTAGAGATATTCTTTTAAATAGTTTTTTAAAGTTTCTTTAGAGATTGTTCTAGAGTATATTATAAGAACTCTTCAAATCTTTGTCAAGTAAAATATCTAAATAATTCTATGAGTGACAAAAGACATGACAGAGAAATTTTTGCTAATGCCCTGAAGCAAGTTCACTTAAACGAATCAAAAATTGAACTGAATAATAATGGTGATATTGTCTTTAATAATAAACAACCCATTAATGAACTTCTTGGGACTATTATTGGTGGAGCTTTGATTGCTGGTGTCGCTGGCTTTAAAGCAAAACAAATTTATGATGCAAATAAAGCAGCAAATAAGAAAGCTGCTGATGAGGCTGATAGAGCAGCTTTAGACAAACAAAATATTTTATCGAGTATCGAAGATCGAAAAGCTGCGGGAGAACATAGAGCTGCTGCATTAAAACAACAAGCAGAAGAAGCTGATGCAAACAGAAAAGCTAGTAGACGTGCACGTGGAAGCAACAGAAAACACGCAGAGAAATTAGCTAAACAAAGAAATGATGCAGCATTAGATGCTGCCAGAATTAAAGCTGCAGCCACATTAGGAGCAGCTGGTTATACACCTCCACCGACACCATAAGAGTTATATGAATAATAATAAAAATTTACAGGAAGCTGATATTTCTGCATTTGGTGCAATGTTACCTGTAGCAGCTGTTGGTCTTGCTGCTGGTGGATATTTGGCAGCAAAGGGAATTGGAAGTTTTAGAAACTTTCTTGCCAATAGAGCAAAAAAGAAATCTGATGCTGAAGCTACAACAGTCCCAGCTCCAACTCCAGTTCCTGCTCCGGCTCCTGTTCCAGTTGATAAAAGTGCAAAGATTGCACGTATCGCTGCAAGAAAAAAAGAGAGACGAGAACAAGAAGCTAGTTATGAAACTCGTAGAGATGAAAAAGTTCAGGGTATTATTTCTACCTATGGTGAGGTAGGTAAAACTGTTGGCACAAGTAAAGCTGCTGCGGCTGCTGCTGCGACAGCACGTCAAGCTGCGTTAGATAAAGCACACGCCGAAAGACAAGATAAACTTGAAACATCTGCTCTTACTAGAGATGAACGTTTGGCACAAACAGCGGCTGATGCTGCAGCTAAAGCAGGGGAAAGACAAACAGCAAGAGATACAACAGATGCAGCCCGTGAAGACAAAAAACTAGAGTACAAAAAAAATAATGATGAACGTGCAGCATTGGCTGATGCAAATAGAACTTCAGCATTAGCAGCCAAAACTCAAGCAGATCTTCTTAAAACCAAAACTGAAAGATCTAAAACAGCTGCTGCATTGTTGGCATTGCGTCTTAGAAGACAAATAGCACAAAGTAAATTACCAAAAGCCTCACCTACATTTACTCCAACTCCTGCCACACCTCCTGTTTCACCTGAAACTTCAAGTGAACCAAGGGCACCAAGTCCAGCGGCTGATGCTGCCGCAGCTATGGCTGATATGCTTAAAGGCAAAGCAACAGATAAAACATCATCTAAATCATTGCCTGACGTAACACCTGGTTTATTTGATAAAGTTAAAGATACAAAAGTTGAACCTAAAGTTGAACCTAAAGTTGAACCAAAGGCTAAAACAAAAGCTAGATCAAAAGTTGAACCTAAAGTTGAACCTAAAGTTGAACCAAAGGCTAAAACAAAAGCTAGATCAAAAGTTGAACCTAAAGTTGAACCTAAAGTTGAACCTAAAGTTGAACCTAAAGTTGAACCAAAGGCTAAAACAAAAGCTAGATCAAAAGTTGAACCTAAAGTTGAACCTAAAGTTGAACCAAAGGCTAAAACAAAAGCACCAGTTCGTGTACGTGACGAAAGAACCGAAGAAGAAAAACGTAAAGCTGCTGAAGCTGGGCTAGCAACAAGAATGGCTGCTAATAGAGCAAGAGATGCAGCTGCATCTAAAGAACGTAATGCTTCTAAAATAGCTTTAGCAAAACCTGCTTCGCCGACACCAGTAAATAAAGCTAAACGCAAAGATCCAGATGGTCTTACACCAGAACAATTAAAAATAGCTAAGGACATCCAAAGAGAAAATTTAAAGAAAAAACAAAAAGAAGATCCGCCGTTTGATAGTATGACAGATTCTACTCACTATTATGTTACCTCAATCTTAAAAAATCTTTTAGGTTGATTGTATAAATACATATGTGAAAGTAATAGAAAAAGTTTCTTCTAGAGAAACTATCTTTAATTTAATGCCATCATCAGATAATTTTGATTATCAGGCATTTGTAACTAAAATTAAAAATTTAAAAATGCAACCATTTCATGATGTGTATATTTTTACACCAAATGAAATGTGTTTTGCTATTTTAAAAGAATTAAAAAATAAAAATATTGATATAAAGCAAATGGAAATCAAACATGGGTTGGCTAAATTTGAGGTAGCATAATGGCTGACGATTATGAAATTGTAGAAAACGGTACAGATGACATGGATGTCGTGAGAGATCCACGTGCAAGTGTTCGTGATGCAATGGCTAGTATCGATGCTCAACGCAATGCATTAAAAGCCCAAAAAGAATTTGGTTTTGATGAAAGTTCATTTGGTTATAATGTTTACGAAAATAAAGAAATTGAAACTTACGGTTTAGCAGAACAACGTAAAGATAATTTAAAAAATGTTATGGAGAATGATATATTGTATTCTTCGTATTTTTCTAAAAGATATGGAAGTTTATCTGTATACTTGGAGATGGATGATCAATTATATCCAAAAGGATTTAATCCATTAAGTGACAAATATGTTTCCGTAAAAATTGCCAAAGAAGGCAAACTTTACATTGCAGACTTTATAAACCCAAATCAAATTATTGAAGAACTATTAGATGGTATTGTTTCTTTTCTGGTTATGAAAGTAAATGGTCAGGTTGCTATCATAATGGGATCGCTAAAAGAAGGTATTGTTAACGGCGAAGAACATGTAAGACAAGCAGGATTTAGTCCATTAGGTGATGGTCGTATTTTATTATGGAGCACAGTCAAACAAAAGTGGAGTTCTTTCTACCCAGACAACCTTCTTTCGATGACACGAGATGACACAGATGATTTAGAATAAATATCAGTAATGGAAGACTTTAAAGATTTAAAAACTGAACGTCATCTAAATGCTCTTCTATTAAGAGAAGCTAAACTCTTAATCAAAAATTATGAAGCATACTTATTGGATAAAATGACATCCAAAGAGTTAGCCACCGAAATGTTGAATCTTACCCATATAATACAAAGAATTGAAAACAGCGTCAAATAACATTGACGTTTGTGTTATAGTGTGGTAAAATATACGCATGATCGTAAATTACGAACCAAAACTTGATTACTCTGATGTTCTGATTGTACCAAGACTTTCTGATGTAAAATCTAGAAATGATGTGAAGTTAGAAGTTTCAACAACTTTTAAATGTGGTAGAGTTTGGAATGGTATTCCAATTATGGCAACAAATATGTCTACCATCGGTACACATAAGATGGCTTTATCTCTTTCAGAACATAAAATTGTAACATGTTTAAAAAAAGGTTTTGATTATTACGAATCTTTTGTATCACAGTATCCTGATAAAGAACAATATGTTGCTTTGAGTTTAGGACTAGATGCACAAAGTAAATTGTGGGTTGATACTCCACATACAAATGATCCAACGTTTATTTGCTTAGATGTAGCAAATGGGTATATGAAAGAGTTTCATTCTTTTGTTAGAAAGGTAAGAGAGAAATGTCCGAAGTCGATAATTGTAGCAGGGAACGTAGTGACACCAGACGGAGTGGAAGCCTTGTCGCATGCTGGTGCAGACTTAGTGAAAGTGGGAATAGGTGCCGGGTCAATGTGTCTGACACGGAGAATAGCGGGAGTGGGTTACCCACAATTGTCCGCAGTAATGGAGTGTGCAGAAACCGCAGCAGCATTAGATATTGGGATCGTTGCTGATGGTGGAATAGTACACTCCGGAGATATTGCAAAATCTTTTGTTGCTGGTGCTGCATTTGTTATGATTGGTGGGATGTTTGCCGGACATGACGAGTGTGGCGGTGAAATTCGTCATAAAGAGCATGGACAGCTTAC